ACGTCGTAAGGGTCACGTTCGGTGACACTACAGGGTTATCAGCAAAGATCGATGATCCAGAAGCTAGAAAATCATTCGTGGCTCGTCATCAGTGTGATACAAAGAATGACAAGACGACTCCAGGTTATTGGGCTTGCAGGTTGCCTTACTACGCTAAACAGCTTGGTCTTTCTGGAGGGGGAAACTTCTTTTGGTGAAGCCATATCTTGAAAGCGGGTCGACTAGGGTCTTTAGATCTGGCGTCGATGAAGATGAATTAGTTTGGCATAGAGACGAAGAAGATCGGATCGTAAAGGTAAAGGGTGGAAGCGGGTGGCAGTTTCAACATGATGATCAGCTTCCTTATACGCTGCATGTAGGTGACGTGATACATATACCTGCGATGACGTTTCACAGGATCATAAAGACAAAGGTTGCTAAAGAAGATTTAGTGGTCGAGATAGAAAAACATAGGAAATAACCATGTCATTAAAACACATCATCAAGCATACCGAAAGCGAGATCGTATTCAAGTGTTACGTCACAGATTCTGCAGGAGGTAGTGTCGACCTTAGCTTAGAGAACGACATGACGAAGCCTACAGAAGTATACACTGCTCCTACAAGTGTTCCAGACGAAACTGGAGGAGGCTTCGTCGAGTATACTGGATCCAGAGTATTCATAACTGGAATTTGGTGGGGGTTAAAGAAAGATAAGCAGCTCGACATCACACGGATAATAAACCCAACTGGTCCAGTACTTCACGGTCACTATTACCTCATCGGTGCTGGAGCATACGAGTACGGAGATTTTAGTGACAGGGTATACGCAAATAAAGACATAAGACTAATCTTTGATGGTCCTGGACACTGCATATTAAAGCTTCGTAAAGCAGGATGGACTTCTAAGTTAGAGACTGCACAATTTAGTGTTTATGATGACGTAAACGCTGTAGGTTCATAAAGAGGATAAGATATGGAACAACTAGCACAAGCGATGAGAACTGTCTTAGCTGACTCGTTCTTGATGTACTTTAAAGCTCACGCGTTTCACTGGAACGTAGAAGGCGTGATGTTTAGTCAGTATCATGAGTTCTTTGGGGACTTATATGAAGAGATCCACGCATCTATCGATGAGACTGCAGAAGAGATCAGAAAGTTAAACTATCCTGCTCCCTTCTCTATCGTAGAGCTTTATGCAGATAAAAGCATGAGTATGCCTCAAGCTGAAGTCGCTGTTGGAAGCTCTAAGTTGATGCAGATGCTTCAAGAGCTTGATAACGATAATACCACAGTGATCGATGCTTTGAACAAAGCTTTCACACTCGCGAACGAAGCTAATGAACAAGGTTTAGCAGACTACATCGCATCTAGGTTGGGTGTGCATAAGAAACATAGATGGATGATTAGATCTTCGATGAAATCATCGGCTTAATAAATAAAGGAGAGCGTGATGCCAGACGTTCAAGATACTGCAGAATATAAGCTTAATAAAAGCGGTAGAAAAGTAAGAGCACACAAGATCGTGTTCAATAAGGGAGAAGAAGAGCCAATGCGTAAAACAAACGTAGTCAATGAAGTCTTAAGTAAAGACGATCCTGCTTCTAAGTGGATTTCTGATTTTGTTAAGTCGGATGACCCTAAGTTTGAGGGTAAGAGCAAGAAGAAGCGCATCAACATGGCTCTTGGGGCATACTATGCTGCTAAGCGAGGCGCGGTCAAAGAAGAGGTTGAATCACTCGCAGAGATGATCGATCGCGTCAGAGAATGCGCTCTACTCGATGAGGCTGTTGAAGTTTCTCATGATCGTTATATGAGATCTCATGGAAAGAAAGCTTCTGGTGGTAACGGCACATGGATGTTTACACATAAGCCGATGGGAAGCGTTGACTATAAAGACGAATCACAAGTTCACTCTGCAAGAGGATCATTCTCTGACGCTAAGAAGTCAGCTCAACAATGGGCTAAGAAGAACGGTCACAGTAGAGTCTACGTGATGGAAGAAAGCAAGACTCAACACCCATATCACGCTGGATACGACGCACATGGACAAAAGAAGACTCGTCAACACAACCCATATAAAGAAGGTTCTGAAGGCGCAGCACAATGGGCAAAAGGTTGGGAGCATGCCTCTGATGGTAAGCCAAGAGTAAAGTTCACAAATGAAGAACTCGACGAAGCACCATACACAGGTAAGGGTAACCATCGTCCAGGTTGGATGTTACGCGCTGATCCAGAATTAGCAGCTAAATTCAAGAAAAATATTGATGCAGCGAAGCTTCGCCAGAAGTACATGGGCAAAACCGCTGATGAGATCGAAAAGATGAAGAAGGGATGAGTCAATCTCAATCTCAAAAGTATAAAAATAGGAGAACATATATGACTCAAGTAGAATTTCAACAGATTCTCGAGATGATCAACAGATCACGTTCTTGTCTAAAGGAAAAGCTTAAGGGTGATCAGCATAAGATCGACATGAACAAGAACGGTAAGATCGACGCTGAAGACTTCATGCATCTTCGTAAGAAGACGAAACCTACGATGGAAGAAGCTGAACTAGATGAGGGATCCATGCACGCTGCACGCCCAAGAAATGCAAGCAGACCTGGAACAGAGCCTGCTAAGAAGGGAAGTCTTCAAGATCGTATCATGGCAGCTCGTGCACGGATCGATGCTAAGAAGAAAGATGTGAAGGAAGAAGTTGAAGATGTGATGGAAGGCTCTCAACAGATTTATAAAGTCGTAGCACTCGACAAAGGCAACGCACTAAAGAAGCCAACAAAAATGAAAGTGAAGGCTGACTCTATAGAAGATCTGTTTAGTAGATTATCCGCCAACGATTGGTATCCCTTAGAAATCAATGGTGTTAAAGTCATTGCTGGCAAGCGTCTAAAGGAAGATGTGGCGGAAGAAGCCGAACAAGTTGATGAAGTTTCAATGGACTATCTTCGCAAGAAAGACTACATGCATAAGGCAGAAGTTAGTCGCAAGGATGCCGAGAATACTACACGACAGTATTGGAAATCTCCTGAAGAAAAACAAAAGGCCCGTGAAACAGTAAATAAACGTGATAAGGGTATCGGAGCCTATACTGATCGCTTATATAAAACCATGAAGAAACCTGAATACAAGACTTCAGGGCCAGAGAAAACATACCCATTAGGTGGTCATGACCCAAAGAGCAATCGTTCGTATTCAGAATAATAAACCCAACACAACTAAGGACATCTTTCATGAAGACATTTAAAGAACTTATGCAGGAAGCTGGCGTCCTATGGCCAGGAACTCCTGAATATAAGAAGGCTTTCCCCGATACCGATCGTAGCGCGAAAGCTAAACCTGGTACCATGACTAAGGGAAATCGTCACGATATCAAGACGACTGCTACAGGAGTCATTGCAACTCGTAGGTTTGATAAAGACGACGAAGCTGCAGAGCCAACTAAACCAGCAGAACCAGCAGTAAAGAGAGGGCGTGGTCGTCCTCCTGGAAAGTATGGTACTTACACCAAGAGAAAGGTTGCTGAAGCATTTGAGATCCTCGAGCAGCTTGAGAATGAAGAGGATATCGATACTTTTCTAGAAACCCTAGATGAAGAGACGCTAGTTGCGATGTCAGAGAGCGTAGAGGAAGTAGAGCTCGATGAAGCTGCTAAATGGCGTCGAGATGATCTAGAAGGCAAAACTTGGCGTAGTAGAGACTGGGACGATGGTGAAATGTCACCCGACAAAATCATACTTGGAAGAGATGGTAAAGACGTTGATAACTACGACCAAGATGAACTCTCACATCGTCCAGGCAATTACCGCTCAAAGGCTGATATGAATAAGCGCATGACCAAAAAGGGAGTGCCTACAAAATCGGAAATATCAGCTCAACAGCACTTAAAGCATATGCTTAAGTCCAAATCTAAAGCGGGGTTTGGAGGCGTTATCACCGGCCCTAAAGGTAAATTACCTGAAGAAGTCGAGCTTGATGTAACGGAAGCTGCTAAATGGCGTCGGGATGACCTAGAAGGCAAAACTTGGCGCAGCAGTGCTCATGACGATGATGAAGAGGCACCAAGGAAAGTCATACTCGGAAGAGACGGTAAAGAAAGTGGCAACTATAATAGAGATGAACTTGCCCATCGCGCAGGAGCATCTCAACGATTCCTAAAGGCTACTCTTAAGTCCAAGGCTAAAATAACCGGACCTAAAAGTAAATTACCTGAAGAAGTCGAACTAGAAGAGTCTATCGTTGGTAAACCAGTAGTGACTGGTCGCCATAAAGGTGCATCCGCTTATGGTGATACTCATACCAGGATTGTTACTCACCATGAAGTTGATGGACATAAGTACACAGCGACTACTGACCATGACCATGATGGTGCTTCATTCCGTGACATCAGAGATGCATCTGGCACGGTTGTTCATAGTATTAGCAAGATGCCACATTCACATTATAGTGATAATAAACCATTGGTTCATACGAACAAAATCGATCCAGGTCATCTGAAGAAGATTAGCAAAGATCATGATGTTCATGCTGAAAAGCATAACCCTGACAACGCTTAAGATTAAAAAATAGAGGAGAAGAAAAATGGCCCTATGGGGAAAAACAGACGCAAATATCAGCAAGCCAAAGTACCTCGACAGGGGACAGATCGTAGCAGTTAACGTGACAGACGGAGGTACTGGATACGGTTCAGCTCCAAGCGTTACGATTTCTGCTCCAGACAGCGGAACTCAGGCAACTGCTACAGCAACTATCACTGATGGTGTAGTAACCGCAGTTACCATCACCAACCCAGGAGCTGGATACACAGCAGCTGACACGATCACCGTGACGTTTGGTTCTGGTGCTGCTACAGCAGAAGCAGTATTCCGTGCTGCAGCATACGCAGACGGAGAGATCTTCTTCGTTGACCGTGAAGAGTCACAGCAAGCCGAGAACATCGCTAAGGGTTTAAACTCCCCAGGTTGGTGGCTCTATAAGACGTATACTGATTCTGGTTCAGCGACCCGTCACAAGGCAGAATTGCTAGTCGCGATGGACGTTGCAGTCGCAGATTCTGGCGACGCATCAGATGACGCTACGGTGATCGACAGAACCATCACTATCACCGCTCAACCAGAAGCAGCTGAAGTTGCTGAAGGTGCAACAGCTACATTCAGCGTGACAGCTACGGTTTCTCCGACAGCTTCACTCACGTATCAGTGGCAGAAGCAAGAAAGTGGTGCCGGTGCTTGGGCTGACATCGTTGGTGCGACGAGTGCTTCGTACACGACTGGTAACACGGTTGCTGCAGATGACGATGGAGATGTCTATCGCGTCGTAGTATCAAGCTCTGGTGCTACCGACGTCACTTCAGACACGGCTGTATTGACAGTTACTGTGTAATGATGGGGGAGCTCAGGCTCCCCCTTTACTATGAAATTAACTGAAGAAAATTTCGTATTGTATGCGATGCATCATTACGATAACCCGCAATGTCAGACGATAGATGAGTTCAACGAAGATTTAAAAAGGTTCTTGTATATCAAGAAGCTTTTGTATCGGTATGCAAAAACTGGAGATCTTAAGGAACGGCTGATACTCAACCACATAATAGTTCTTTCAAACTTATTTGGAGAAGCTTTATGTGATATGCTCTATCTTAAGATAGAGAAGGAGTTTTGGCCTGTGATAACTACATTCCTGATATATCTAAATAAGGTTGGAGAGCGCGTAGGAAACATCGTCATTTCCGATATACCACTCGATAAGAAAACTGTAGAAGAACTAAGGAAGATCTGATGTCTAACTTTACCGATAACTTGATAGCGTTTAAGATACTCTACATGCTGACTACACCCTTTGAGAAGACCGATGCTTACAAGTACGGGATAATCGATAAGGATGGGAATAAGCTTAAGAAGCTAAAGGATCTTAAGAAGAGCGAAGAGAAAGATTCTTATACCGCTCTGCATAGGTTAGTATTTAACCTAAAGAGACTTATAGCTTTAGCTCCTGGTGGATCGAGTTATGTTGGTAGCTTGATAGCTGCTTACTATCTCATAAAAGAAAATCGTAACAGCACTATAGTAAGCGAAGATGACTTTAATTCTGTACTACAATCTATCGAACGTGGAGTTCACTTCATCGAAGAAGAGATGATCGTAGAAGATTACTTCTCGTTAGTTGAAGAAGCTCCTACCAACGCTGTTGGGTCTGGAGCTGCAGTATCGACTGATTATCCTGCGATCAAGAAGAAGGTTACTAAAGACGAGATCGATAGGTTTATGTTTAAGAGAAACAAAAAGATCCCTATGGTAGGAGTTAAGGTGCAGTGAACATAATCAACTTTATCCCGGATTGGGTATTCTATAGTATACTTGGTGCGGGTATAGTTGGTCTTGCGATAGCAAGATTCTTCCCATTCACTTATAGGTCTTTGATACAAGCAGCATCGATATCTTTGATAGCTATCGGGCTTTTCATGAGTGGTGTCATCCACAATGAAAAGGAATGGAAGCTTAAGTTAGCTAAGTTAGAGAAAGATTTAGCCGAAGCTGAAGCTAAGGCTGCTGTAGAAAACGTTAAGATAGTAGAGAAGGTCGTAGTCAAGAAGGAATACTATAAGACGAAGGGCAACGACATAATCCAGTATGTAGATCGAGAGATCGTTAAGTATAACGATAGGTGCGAGATACCTGAAGAGTTTGTGATCGCACATGATAAGGCAGCAAAGAAATGAAGACACTGATAGCTATCACGACTATCCTATTACTTTCTGGATGCATGACAGTTCCACAAAAACCAAAGTTTCCAGATTCTCCAGGAAAAGATTCAACTACTGCATGCCCAGAACTTAAGTCGCTTCCTAAAAATGTCCAGTTAAGCGATGTCTCTAAAACTATCATAGACAACTATACGATATACTACCAATGTGCGGTTAAGGTTGATGCATGGATAGAATGGTACGAAACACAGAAGAAGATATTTGAGAGTGTAAAGTAAGGAGGCGAAGATGCAGTTAACAGAAGAACAACTAAAGCAATTGATCCCTAGAAATAAGTACGTCAAACATTGGCATGGTGCGTTGTCACAGCTTCTTCCGGACTATGGGATCGACACTAAGGAACGTATCGCGGCCTTCGTTGCTCAATGTGCTCACGAGTCAGCTAACTTTACTATCCTTAAAGAAAACCTTAACTATAGATGGCAAACTCTTAGGAAACTGTTTCCAAAGTATTTTCCTAACGACGAGATCGCTCAAGAGTATGCCACGAGACCAAATAAGCAAGAAGCTATCGCTAACCGTATCTACGCCAATCGTATGGGTAACGGACCTGAAGGTTCAGGAGATGGCTATCGATACAGAGGTAGAGGACTTATCCAACTCACAGGAAAAGAAAACTATAGTTGGTTTGCTGCTAGCTTAGAGATTACGGTAGAAGAAGCATCTGAGTACCTTGAAACTTTTGAGGGTGCTGCACAATCAGCATGTTGGTTTTGGGAAACCAATAAACTCAACCAGTGGGCAGACAAGGGAGACATCGTGACACTCACGAAGAGGATCAACGGTGGAACCATTGGTTTAGATGATAGGATAAAACACTATAACCACGCGCTACATGTATTAGGAGATAATCATGGCTAAGGATAATAAGAAAGAAGTTAAGGAAAAAGAAGATTGGATGCAGAAGAAATGGCGTCCAATGATGGCTATCATGTACATGACCGTGTGCGTGTTTGATTTTATCATCTTCCCTATCATGTTTACGGTAGTTCAATTTTGGGAAGTTGAATCTGTCAACGATGCGTTTAGACAATGGCAACCATTGACGCTTATCGGCGCAGGTTTGTTCCATATGGCGATGGGTGCAGTATTAGGTATCACTGCATGGAGTAGAGGACAAGAGAAGATTGCTGGGGCAGCGGTAAATACACAGCAAGGTATACAAGCGCAAGATACGCCATTGTTATCTGCACCAGTTTCTACGCCAGTTTCTGCGCCTATGACTCGCTCAAAGGTAGAACAAAGCGATGAAGTAAAAGTTGGTTATGGCGGAAAATTAGCTCCTCCAGAAGCGAGCCAACCACTCATCTAAGGAAAGAAAAATGAATAAGATCGTTTTAACTCTAGCACTCTTATTTTCGTCTTCTGTCTTTGCCTGTGACACTGGCGCAGATAAGGCTAAAGAAGAGAAGAAGACCAAGACAGTATGTGTCATGCAAAAAGATCCAAAGACGCAGAAGGAAAAAAAAGTGTGCAAAGAAGTAAAGGTACACAAGAAACTAGAGGGTACGAAAGTGCCTGAAAAGAAGTAAGGATGAGAGATGGCGGTCGAAGTGGAACTAGAAGTCCTGAAGAGTGTAGTCAATAAGCTAGACTCTTCACTAGAAAAGATAAGCGAGGTGAGCAATAGTATCGCTCGGCTTCTCGCTGTGCATAACGAAAGACTAGATACTCTCGAGAAGACTGGTGACAAGAGAGAAAACGAGATTCGTGATCTTCATTCTAGGATAACCACCCAGACACGTGAGATCTTAGAGAAACTTGAAGCGGTCGAGAAGAAGATTGAACAGAGGATGAAAGAAAACAGTGACGCTTCTTCTGCCGCTCACAAGAGCATCCAAAATGAAATTAACCAAGACCTAAAGTACCTCGACAAGAGGATGAAAGTCCAAGAGAATTGGAGATGGTACATCTTAGGCATCACAGCAGTCGTAATGTTATTACTTAGTTCAGGCGCGTCAATTCTAAAGATCTTCAACTGATAAATAGCTCCTTTGGTATAATTCGCTAACACACGTTTGTAATCATTGGAGCACTTTATCATGCGCGTTAAACTATTCAACTATTCCTCAGACGAAAGCGGTAGGAACGTGCTCGAGCAGATAGCATATGCTGCTCGAGTCTCTAACCCTAGTAATCAAGACAACAGTGCTACGGCCGAGAAGCTAGTTAGGTATCTCATAAAGCATCAGCACTGGTCTCCGCTTGAGATGGTGTCAGCATGCCTCGAGATAGAAACTACTCGTGACATCGCACGACAGATCCTTCGTCACCGTTCTTTCTCTTTCCAAGAGTTTAGTCAGCGTTATGCTGACCCAACTAAGGACTTAGATTTCTCTGCAAGAGACGCACGTCTGCAAGATACTAAGAACCGCCAAAACAGCATCGACACCGATGACACATTGCTCCAAAAAAGATGGATAGATAAGCAACAGTTAGTGATCGATGCGGCAAAGGATGCATACGCATGGGCTATAGAGCATGGTATTGCAAAAGAGCAAGCACGTGCAGTATTGCCTGAAGGTAACACTCATAGTAGGATGTACATGAATGGGACTCTTCGTTCATGGGTTCACTATATCCAACTTAGGTCTGGGAACGGTACACAGAAAGAACACCGTGAGGTGGCTATAGCTTGTGCTGAAGCGATTAAACCGATATTTCCGATGATAGAAGAATTCGTAACTAAGGAATAAATAAAAATGAACGAGATCGTACACGGTATCAAGGTAGACTATAGTAGAGATTCTCTCTTCGATGAGCTTGGGATCAAGAGACTACGGGAATCTTACATGAGAGAAGATGAAGCTTCCCCTCAAGAAAGGTTTGCATATGTTTCAAAGATGTTCAGCAGTAATCAAGAACATGCTCAAAGGCTTTACGATTATGCTTCTAAGCATTGGCTTAGTTATTCTACTCCCATTCTATCTTTTGGTCGTTCTAAGCGTGGGCTTCCTATCTCTTGCTTTCTTCCGTATCTCGAAGACAGTGCCGAAGGACTCGTAGACACGTTGTCAGAAGTAAACTGGCTTTCAATGCTAGGAGGTGGGGTTGGGATCGGACTGGGTATTCGCGCTGCTGATGATAAGTCTGTTGGTATCATGCCTCATCTTAGGACGTATGATGCGTCAAGTCTCGCCTATCGTCAAGGCAGTACTCGCCGCGGCTCTTACGCCGCTTATCTTAATATTTCTCATCCAGATATACTTCTATTTCTCGAGATGAGAAAGCCTACAGGCGATCCTAACATGAGGACGCTAAACCTTCATCACGGTATCAACATCACCGATGATTTCATGAAGATCATCGAAGCTTGTATGATCGACCCTAGCGCAAATGATGATTGGGCTTTGATCGACCCCGCTTCTAAGGTAGTTAAGGATGTCGTCTCGGCTCGTGAGCTTTGGCAACGTATCATCGAGACTCGGATGCTTACAGGTGAACCATACATCCACTTCATCGACACAAGCAACAAGAAGATGCCAGAGTTTCAAAAGAAGATTGGCCTCTCGATCAAGCAATCAAACTTGTGCAGCGAGATCATACTTCCAACAGATGGGGATAGGACAGCTGTATGTTGCCTATCCTCAACTAACTTGGAATACTACGACGATTGGAAGCATGATAAGATGTTCCTTAAGGACGTCGCAGAGATGCTTGATAATGTGCTCCAACATTTCATCGACAATGCTCCTGAATCTATCGCGAGAGCTAAGTTCTCAGCGATGAGAGAGCGAAGCATCGGTATCGGTGCGTTGGGTTGGCATGCTCTTCTACAGAAAAAGAATATCCCTTGGGAATCTGCTATCGCGACAGCACTCAACAAGTCTATCTTTTCTAAAATCAGGAGTCAACTAGATGAAGCTAATAGAGTATTGGGACTGGAAAGAGGTGAAGCACCGGACGCTGCTGGTACTGGCTTACGCTTCTCTCATATGCTCGCTATCGCTCCTAATGCTAGCTCTTCCATTATTATGGGCAATACCTCTCCTAGTATTGAACCTTATCGGGCTAACGCATATCGTCAAGACACTCTATCGGGTTCTCACCTAAACAAGAACAAGTACCTCGACCTCATCATCAAGAAAGAGGCAGAGAAGCATAAAGCTAACTGGTACAACGAAACGTGGTCAAGCATCATCGCGAATGACGGTAGCGTCCAACACCTAGATTGGATGACCGACTGGGACAAAGATGTCTTCAAGACCGCGATGGAGATCGACCAGCGTTGGGTGATCCAGCATGCTGCTGACCGGCAAGAGTATATAGATCAAGCTCAATCGCTTAACGTATTCTTTAGACCTGACGTGAACGTCAAGTACCTTCATGCTATCCACTTTATGGCATGGAAGCAAGGTCTTAAGACGCTGTACTATTGCAGATCAGAAAAGTTAGCGAAGGCCGACAAGATCTCGAAGCAGATCGAGAGAAAAGTCATCGAAGAGTTAGATATGAAAACACTAGCTTCCGAAGAAGTGTGTTTAGCTTGTGAAGGATAACACCATGAAGATCTTGAGATTTACCGCATCTTGGTGCGGACCGTGTAAGATGCTTACATCTATGCTTGAAACGATTAAGACCAAAATACCAATCGAGGTCTATGATATCGACGAGCATGGAGACCTAGCTATTGATTATGGTATCAGGTCAGTGCCGACAATGATCTTGCTAGATGGAGACATCGAAGTAGAGAGGAAAGTCGGCCTTTTACAGAAAAAGGAACTAGAACAATGGCTTTCAAGGTATTAAAGACAGTAGTATTAGCTGCAACACTATCACTGGCAACCTTCTCCTTCGCTGCGAAGAAAGATAAGGGAGTAGTTTATGACATCAAGATCGTACGTATCATAGACGGAGATACTGTAGTCATAAGTGCTAATTGGTTACCAGATCCCCTAAAGAAAGAGCTCGCGATCAGAGTCTTTGGAGTTGACACTCCTGAGAAAGGTCATAGAGCTAAGTGTCCTGCTGAGAATGATAGAGGCCTAAAGGCAACTGAGTTCACAAAGGCGTTGATCGCGCAGTCCACTTCACACAAGATGCTTCTCATCGGGTGGGATAAGTACGGTGGACGCATCTTAGGAGACGTCATCCTAGATGGAAGAAGTTTAAGGAACGAACTTATCCAAAGAGGATTTGCACGTGAATACTATGGTGAAGCAAAGACAAGCTGGTGTTGATTAGAAAGGTATATGATGCTAGAGACAATCTGTGATATATTTAAAGAAGCGTATGCACGTAACTGGATAACAGCTCGTGACGGCAACGCTTCTATCCGTTGGCATGATCGTGATCACTTCTATGTCACTCCATCTGGGGTAAGGAAACAAAACCTTCAGCCCGAGATGTTCAAGAAGATCAAGTTCACTGAAACGAGTTACGCTGCTCCTCCGTTCGTCTTATACGGTCATGAAGATATGCCATACACTGACATCTCTTCTAACCTTAAACCAAGCGGAGAGTTACCTATGCACTTGGGATTGCAGCGTAAGATTGACTCTGAAGTTAGGGTGGTGATCCACCTTCACCCTACATATATAGTTGCTGCTATGTATCGCGGCATCGACATCTCAAAGGTGACCGAACAGTTCCCTGAGTTAAGCAGATACACGACGGTAGCACCAAGCGTTCCTATGCTACCGCCGATCACACAGGAACTCGCAGACGCGTGTGTAAAGAACATCGGCTTGAACCCTGAAAATGGCAAGATAGAATATAATGCAGTAGGCATGGATAGACATGGTGTAATAGCGGTAGACACATCTCCATGGAGAGCTTTCGAGCACATCGAAAGGTTAGAACACATCTGTAAAATTATTCTAGCAGGAAAGACATGATCAAAAAATCAAAACTAAAACTTACCGACCCAAGAGCACACTTTCGTCCTTTCAACTAAAAATAATTTCATAAAATCTCATGTTTTAGCCATACATATGATAAATATAGTATGGCTAAAACGGAGATTTTCATATGCAACCATATATTTACAAATTACGCAATAAATTAACTGGTCAATATTACATCGGTGTTCAATACGGAAAAAAGTCTAATCCATCCAATCTTTGGAAAACATATTTTTCCTCTTCTAAATACGTTCTGGAAAACAAAGAAAATTTTGAAGTAGTTTATACAAAACCAAGAGAAGATGCTAGAGAATATGAATCTAAATTGTTGAATAGAATATTTAGAATCTTTGGAAAAGAAAAATTTTTACAAATAATGTTTAATCGCAACCCCAGGAATATTACACGATGAAGAAGAAAAATCTAGAATAGCTAAGAGACTAAAATATAGATGGGAAAATGGACTAATGGATGAAGCTCATGAAAAGGGTTCAAAAACAAGAAAAACTAGAGTTTATGAAAAATATGTTATGCCTCTCGAAAAAAGAAAATCCTATTCAGAAAGAATGACGTCAAATAATCCAATGTATGATTCTACTATAAAAGAAAGACATAAGGAAAAAATGAATTCCCCAGAGATAAAAAGAAAAAGGGCGGAAATTTCAAAGGGAAATACATACGTAAAAGGAAAAAGTTGGTACAATAATGGAATAGAGTGTAAAATGCTACATGAAGCACCTGAAGGTTGGGCTAAAGGTCGTTTAAACCCACATTGGAATCATAATAGGAAAAATAATGCTTAAAAATTCAAAACATTTCAAGCAATTAAAATTGACTGATAAAAGAGACTACTTCAAACCGTTTAAATATCCTCAATTTTATGAGGCATGGTTAAAACACGAACAATCCCATTGGCTTCATTCTGAAGTCCCTATGATCGAGGACGTCAAAGACTGGAAGAATAAGCTTACTGACAGTGAAAAGAAGTTTCTAACCCACATCTTTAGGTTCTTCACTCAAGGTGACATCGATGTTGCGGGAGGTTATGTCAACAACTACCTTCCTCACTTCCCACAGCCTGAAGTTCGCATGATGCTTGCAGGATTCGCTGCTCGTGAAGCTCTCCATATCGCGGCGTATAGTCACCTCATCGAAACTCTTGGTATGCCTGAGACTACATACAACGAGTTCTTAGAGTACCAAGAGATGCGTGATAAACATGACTACATCTTGAATAGGTCTAACCTGACAGCTAACGAGTCGTCTATCGCAGAGAACATCGCGTTGTTCTCTGCCTTCACCGAAGGCATGCAGTTGTTCTCGTCATTCATCATGCTGTTGAACTTCCCGCGTACTGGTAAGATGCGTGGGATGGGTCAGATCGTAACTTGGTCCATCGTAGATGAAACCATGCATGCCGAGTCTATGATCAAGCTCTTTAGGACTTACGTTGAAGAGAATAAGGAGATCTGGAACGATGAACTCAAGTCAAAGATCTATCAGATCGCTGAACGAATGGTTGAACTTGAAGATAAATTCATTGACTTGGCTTTCAAACTCGGATCTATGGACGGTCTTAGTGCTGACGACGTTAAACGCTACATTCGTTATATCACTGATCGTCGCCTTATCTCTCTTGGCCTAAAGGGCATCATGAAGGTAAAAACTAACCCGTTGCCATGGGTCGAAGAGATGATCAACGCTCCGACCCATACAAACTTCTTCGAAAACAGAGCTACCGACTATGCGAAGGGAGCTTTAAGCGGCTCCTGGGAGGAAGTCTGGGGCGTATAAGGAAAATTACTTATGTCTAAATCTAGACTATTTGAGTGCTCTAACTGTGGAGCCTTTGGGAAAGTAGTATTGAAGAGCGAAGATCACACCGCAGAGGATATCGTGTACTGTCCAGCGTGCGGTGCTGATATAGATGATGAAGTTACTGACGAAGAACTGGACGAATAAATACTACATCTAAACGATGTGGTATGATGAGTGTGGACCTATAAAGACAATGTTTTTACTGAAGGTGATATAGATAAACGACTCGGCTTTGTCTATATCATAACCAATAAGATCGATGGTAGAAGGTACATAGGTAAGAAACTGTTTTGGTTTTCTCGGACTAAGAAGGTCAAAGGGAAAAACAAAAAAGAAAAGGTACCATCTGATTGGCAACAGTATTGGTCTTCTTCTGAGGAGTTGAAGAAAGACGTGATATCTCTGGGTGAATCTAACTTCACCCGAGAGATTTTGCATTTGTGTGACTCAAAGGGTGAGATGTCTTACCTTGAGATGCGGGAACAGATCGTAAACGACGTTCTCATCAAACCAAAAGAGTGGTACAACGCCTTCGTAGGCGGTAAGATCCACCGTAATCACGTAAAGAAACTTATAAAAGAATGACGATCATACTATTCATAACCGCACTAGCACTTTCTGCGACTGCAGCCTACTACTCTATCGCAGGGTTGGCAGCAATATTCTCGGCTGCTTCGACTTCTATCGTCTTGATGGGATCGATCCTTGAGGTCGCAAAGCTTGTCACGATATCGTGGTTGTATAGGAACTGGAAGACTGTACCGATACTGCTCAAGACATACTTCATGGTTGCAGTATTGATACTCATGCTAATCACGAGCATGGGAGTCTTTGGTTACCTATCTAAGGCTCACCTAGAGCAAACTACTATCACTTCTGCCAACTCTGTCCAGATCGAGATCCTTGAAGAAAGGATCGAGTCTATACGTCAAAACGTAGACCTCAACAAGAGAGCTCTCGCTCAGATGGACGAATCTGTGAACCAGATCATAGCTAGGTCTTCTAGTGAAGATAGCGCGCTGAGAGCTTCTAACCTTAGAAGAAGTCAACAGAGGGAAAGAAACAGGATCGTTGCCGAGATCAAGACCCAGCAAGGAGAGATAAGTAAGCTGAGTCAAGAACTTTCTCCTCTAAAGGTTGAGGTCAAGAAGCTTGAGGCCGAAGTAGGTCCAATCAAGTATATCGCTTCCTTGATATATGGTAATGAACTCAACCAGACTCTGATAGAGAACGCTGTTAAGTATTTCATACTACTCATCATAGTAGTATTTGATCCTCTCGCTGTCTTATTGTTTATAGCTTTCAATATTGAGCAACTAAAAAATCCAAATAGTGTATATTTGTTCTCGAAGAGAAATTATACCATCAAGGAAGATAAACAAGACGCTGAGGAGCCTAAATTTGAAACCCAAGGTGAAAATATTTCTGTTGATGACGAAATCAAATTCTCTGAGAAGTTTGAGCTGTACAAAGACAAGCCTGACGGTACAAAGTTGAAATTTTTGCTTGATTAAAAATAGAGCAAGTTGTAGAATGTATCTACAACTAAGGAGTTTATATGATCGTCAATCAAGAAAGGCAGGTACCCGCGTTGTTTAAAGCTAAAGTCTCTACGTCAGAAGAAGTAACTGTGTCCTTGATCCCTGGCCCAAGGATTGGTTACATGGTCAAGGACGAGTTCATCACTGAAGTTGGAAAGCTTACGAGTAAAGTCTTCCCTTCTGAATCGACCGCAAAGTCATACGCTCAAGGCCGAGAGGTTATCCCAGTGGAGGTTTCGTGGAAACGTTAAAGTTAGACTATGATAGCGAGTACGAGCTAAAAGTCACGTTAAGTTCGATTAAGACTAACGGAGATATGAAGAAACTCCTTGAGATGGAGAAGGTTCATAAGGCTCGTCCTTTGAAGTATGGTAATACTAGCTATGAAAAATATTTCTTTAGCGAAGACCAACTTAACACGTTGATCAACTATCTTATGGAGAAGAAATGAATACAGACTCATCTATCGATTTCGCCTCGGTCATCAATACGTTCAAGCAACAGGTCATGAAAGATTTGGTCGAATCACCTGAATTTGTTGACTGGATGAATGAATACCTATCTAACCATACCATCGTGGTAGAGTTCACTAAGGTTAACGGAGAATCTCGTAGGATGCGTTGCACACGCAACTTTAGCTTGATCCCTGATACCCAACACCCCAAGGAAAATTCTACACGAAAGAAACCAACAAATAGTGTAGCAGCATTTGACCTCGATAAGATGGAATGGCGATCATTCATCCCAGAAAATATTACCAAGATTGAGTGGGGACACGCCCACGATTCTCTTCACTGATCAGAAAAGGATAACTATATCATGAGTATTTCTTCCCCCGCAGATCGCAAGAAGATTCGAGAGATGCTTCAAGAGGTTTCAAATAGCATGACTCGTATCGCGGCAGAAAAGGACTTGATCCGTGAAGCGATCAAAGAGTATTCTAAGACCTACGAGATCCCGAAGCGCACCTTGAACAAGATGGCTAAGATCTACCACAAGCAGTCTTACAACCTTGAACAGCAAGAGTTCGAGGAGTTTGAGGAACTCTACGAGACCGTGGTGAACCTCCAAAGCGGCGAACACACTAATAGTTGACCGAGGCGGTGTACTACCGCAAATTTATTCGCAGCAGGTGTATAATGGACCCATCGGCAAACAAACGACGGAGTAAGTAAGTGGCTATCATCAACATGGGTTCTTCGTACAACTACGCCAACGGTCAACGTACTCTGCGCACCGAATTCCATGAAGGTGAATACTGCCCGCTGCCGGGTACCAACGGCATGAACGACAGCCGTCAGGGTGACACCTTGTACATCACGCATCGCGGCCTGTGCTTGATGGATCGTGAGCGGAACATGCGAGATGACAGCGACTTCTACATGACTGTGTGGGATCCTGTCACTAAGCGTCCTCACGAGATCATGTTCGCTACGACTCGCGGTTGGTCGTATCCCTGCTACAACTCGTGCGTCGACGCCACTCCCGAGGTTCGTGCTGAATACGAAGCGTACAAGGAATACCAAAATCGCCGAAACGAAGTGTTGGCTCGTCGGCGTGCTCGCCAGGCTGACGCTGACGTCGGCCGTAAGGTCGGTCTGAATCGCGGTCAGGTCCAACGCCTCCGTGAGGCTGTTGGTCACAGTGCTTGGCAAGGTGTCAAGAAGTTGGTTACCGCTAATCTCCGCAGCGGTTTCCGCAAGAGCATGCGCGATCAAGTTATGTCTTGGGCGACCAACCCGAACCCCAAGTTCGCTACTCCTCTGTCGCACAAGCAGATGTCTTATCTGTGAAAAGTTTGAAAAATGAAAAAGGCTGGAACATCTATGGCAAAGACGGAAGAAAAGCCAACCCAACGCGAGAAGCGTGCCATCAAGCGTCGCGAAGCCGCTACGAAGGCCGCAGCTGTGTTCGGGGTTGGCAAGGGTTTCGGTGAACCGACCATCAACCCTCTCAACTATCGTGCTGACCTCATCAGGGCATTGAATCACTACAATACAGCTGAGGACAACAAGACCAAGAAGAAGTGGGCTCTACAGTACATCGCTAAGGTCGATAAGGCTCTTGTCAAGAAGCTCGAAGATGTCAAGGACTATGAGTTCTCTTCACTTGGTGTCATCATTCGTCTACTCGAAAGGGATCAACCTCTCGAAGACAATGAACTCGACTTCATTGAAAAGCGTATCAAGGACCTGATCGACATCTCGGAAAACAACACCGTCTCGATCGTTAAGGTGGTAGCTCAAGAGAAGCAACCTACCCCTAAGGTCACCAAGCAAAAGGAAGCTACTCATACCCATGCAGGCGAGATCATGGGCATGATCGATGACTTCGTGAAGCATGATAAACCCTTTGACCTCGAGTCGTACCTGAAGTCTGCTAACGTTTCCTCTTCTGAGGCTAAGGTCATCCCTCAAAAGTTTGTGAAAGCGATCGAAGAGATCGAGCTTGTCCTTAAGGGTACCGATAAGCAACTCGTTGAAGGTTGGTCTAACATCAAGAAGGTTAAACTCAAGAAGCTACTCGAAGTTTACAAGTCGATCTCAACCATCTGCGCTCAGCATGGTGTCTTGGCAAAGGCTCCTCGCAAGCCTCGTGCAACCAAGGTAAAACCTGCTACCGTGGTGGCTTCGAAGGTCAAGTACATGGCCGAATCCACTGAGCTTGGTGTCAAGTCTGTTCACCCTTCGACCCTCGTTGACTCGACCGAAGTGTGGGCATTCAACACGAAGTATAAGAAGCTTCAGGTCTACCGTGCTTTGAGCGGCCAAAAGTTGACCGTAAAGGGAACTACGATCATCAACTACTCGGTCGAAGACTCTAAGTCGAAGACCCTTCGAAAGCCCGAAGAGGTGGCTACGATCGTAGGGATGACGAAGAAGACTTTCGCACAGTACTTTGACAAGTTGAAGACCAAAGATTCCGCTGTCAATGGTAGAATCAACGAAGACACCCTCATCCTCAAAGCCATCTAAGGAATCGTATGATCATCGCTGACTACTCTCAACTATCGCTCAGCTCAATCCTAGCGTTCAAGAGCGATATGAAGAACAAATCGGAAAACGACGTGAAAGACCTTATCAGACACGTCATCTTGTCTACCCTCAAGTCGTACAAGAAGAAGTACAATAAGGTTTTTGGTGACCTCGTGATCGCGTGTGATGGTCGAAACTATTGGAGGAAGGAAGTTTTCCAGTACTATAAGGCTGGACGAAAGAAGGCTCGTGAAGCTTCTGACCTCAACTGGGACCTTATCTTCTCGATGATGAACGAGATGCGAGAAGACCTTAAGAAGTTCTTCCCGTATAAAGTCATCGACGTTGAGAAGGCCGAAGCAGATGACGTTATCGCGGTCCTCACTGATATGACCCAAGAGTTTGGCATGCATGAAAACGTCATGATCATCTCGTCTGACGGAGACTTCATGCAACTACAGAAGTATGACAACGTCAAGCAGTTCAACCCCGTGATGAAGAAGCTGATGACCTGCAAGAACCCTGCTGCCTACCTCATGGAGCACATCGTCAAGGCTGGTGATGATGGGATCCCAAACATCTTGAGCCCTGATGACACGTTCGTGACTGGCACCCGTCAAAAGTCTATGTCTTCGAAGAGGCTTGAAGAGTTTGTCAAGAGTGGTTATGCTGCATGCAAGACCCAAGAAGAACGCACAAACTTTGCTCGTAACAAGATGCTCATCGACTTCACGATGATTCCTGAATATATAAAGGAAAGCATCCTTACCGAGTATGAAAAGAAGCCAGCTGGAGACAAGAATTCAGTGCTGAACTACCTTATCAAGCACCGATGCAGGATGCTGTTGAATGAAGTTGAAGAATTTTAAGGAAACAACATGAGCAAATACATGATCGAGATACTGCAGGAGGTCAACAAAGAGCCAGCACTCCTAAAGAAGTACACAGAAAACATCGCACTCAAGCTACTCTTCCAGTACGCTTTCATCCCTGAGAAGAAGTTTGATTTGCCTGAAGGAACTCCTCCGTTCAAAGAAGATAAAGCTCCACTTGGGATGAGTCCTGCTAACTTTACACAAGAGATCCGCAGGTGGTATATCTTCACGAAAGAGAAGGAGCTTGCTAAGACTCGTAAAGAAGCGTTGTTCATCCAACTCCTCGAGAGCCTCCACGCTTCCGAAGCTAAGTTGATGATCGCTATCAAGGATCAAACCTTACCCTCGCTGTTTAAGAACCTTAAGGCTGACGTCGTAGCGCAGTATGGTTTTATACCTGCACCGCCTCCTCCAGCTCCTAGGAAGAAAAGGGAAGCTAGCGCATGACTCATGTTTCGGTGTTTAAGGAAGGCCGCGAGATGGGTTGGTTTAAGGACCTAAACGGCGGGATCTTGTGCGTCAAGAATACTTGCGAGATGCATGGGTTCGACATCAATATGTATTACATAACTGAGAAGGATGACCACAAAAATATTTTGTGGAAAGGCTCAGATGAGGCTGATTTGGATATAAATACAAGAAAGGAGTGAACCATGTCAAGTAGCACAGATTTTACAGGAAGAATTTATCGCCAGAACCTCTGGTCGAAATTCGCCATCTCTGAGCCCATGATGACGTAACGGTTCCCCACACTGGTAAAAAGTGAATCACGGGGGACTCAGGTCCCCCGAAATTTTTGGTGACGCAAGAAGTTGACAAGAACGGTAGACTATGACAAATTTAATCGAGTTCGCGGTATAATGAGTCATCGATCAAGCCAAGGTGCTTGAAGACGGTCGAGGTCGAAGATGAAAAAAAAAATCTTCGATCGCGGCACAAAAAAACAAGGTTGGTGTATAATCAGCCATCGCTAATCGAAAGGTTAGCAGCTCTTTAACAACTTGCTGTGTTCTGTAGGCTGATAGGCGGCAACCTTCAGAAGGTTTGTTTGCTTCCCTCTCGATTTAGCATTGCCGTGTTACACTGAGAGAGTCTCTATCTTCTAGTGGATAGGATGCTGGCGCGTTGGCTGG